CAACATAAGTATCTACAGTGGCGAAAGACGATTTACCGTTTACTGATTTTATCGCATCAGTATTAAGCATCGTATTTCCAATAGCCAATGTGGCAGAAAGACTCTCTCCACCAAGACCTGCTAAATCTAATATTGTAGCAAAAGGATTTCCAGAAGTTGGAGCATTAGCTCCTACTGCAGCTAAGTATTCATTATTTGGTAAAAATCTATTTATATCCATTATCCAACAGTTGTTATAGTTAACTCACTTGTAAGCGCATCGTAAGGTATAGCGGCATATGTATCTCCATTTGCTAATTCAGGATAAGTAATTGCTATTCCTGCTTTTAATGTAGTTCCGTTTACAGTAGTATTAGCATCTCCCGTATTCATAAATGAAACAGTACGTTTACCCGCCACAACAGTAGCAGCACCAGCACCTACAATAACATCTAAACCTGTAGGGATTGAAGCAATTGGAGTAGTTGAAGCGTTAATAGCAATCAATTCAGTCAACATTAAATTCATTACTGCAGAAGGATCCAAATATTCCATTGGATTTACCGGAACAAAAGGAGTTCCATTTACATCTTTGTATGTTACCACAGGAACTCCTGATGTATAATCAGTTATTTGTTGGTAAACAATAAGAGTAACCGTATCTCTAACTAATAAGATTTCAATATCTTGGTCAGATGCTACAATAGCATTAAGAACTGATATTAAAGTAGCTTCGGTTGCTAAAGCACTACCACCACCACCACCAACAGCAGTATTAATTTGTTCCAAGAAATCAATAGCCCAAAGTCTAAGTGTATCAGATTTTGAGCCAGCGTATGTTTGTCTTAATTTATCAGTTTTGCTCATCGTATTTTATCTTAATTATAATGTATATATCCTTTGCCTTTAACAGCTTTTAAAATAATCATTCTATTTGGTTTATCATTAGTAAATGAAACGTGAACCCAATCAGGCTCCTTATTAGTTCCGTATTCCCAAATCAACTGATCAAATTCTAAATTGTCTTTAATGTAATCAAACAACATCTTATTAGTAATGTCATTTGTACCATCGATATCGATTGCTTCTCCTTTACAATGTTGAGAACCACCAGAGCCTCCAACAGATACATTAAGAGCTGAACATCTAAAGAATGAATTAATACGTATAGGCTCATTAAAATGAGCTCTTAGTGGTTCAAATACTTTTTCAGCAACCAATTTCATAGCTTCTAATTGGTCAGGGTTTGGTACATTGCTTATACCCTTTCGGGTAGCAGTAGATGAAACAACACCCTCTTTATAGCTTATGTGTTTGCTTATCTTTTCCATCTTAATTCATTCTTAAAATTGGAGTTTCTGAAATAAGATACTTCATAAACAATCCAATATTAGTATTCCTTTGTGGTATAATATCTAAGTTTTCAAACTCTTTCATTTCAATTTTATGAAAATCAACATCTACCTCAGCTTCCATTAAAGATTGAATCTCTTTAGCTGCTTTATTTTTATCATTAGCAGACTTGTAATCTAATACGGGTTGTTGTCCTTTCTCAATCTCTTCAGGAGTATGTTTAACGTATTTGAAATTACCGTCCTTATCTAATTTTACATATTTTTTTAGCATCTCCGATCTATCTTTATCTGCTTTTGTTAAAACTCTCTCTAAGATAGCTTCGTTCTTTGATAAAGCATAAACAATCTTACCCTTCATTGAAGGTACACTGCTTGATAATTCAAAGATAGATCTACTTAATCCGTAAACCTCTCCTAAGTTTATTTTAATTTCTTTTGGCATATCTTCTTTAACACCAACTCCGTTTTCATTTCCTTTTACTTTTACTTTCGTCATTTTCTTTATGTTTGGTTAATAATTTTTTACTAAATTAAATAATTCAATTAATAATCACTATGTTTTTCTATTTAAACCTCAAATGAATTACTAAATGTTCCTCCAAGATTGATAGAAATAACCGGTTGTGTTCCACCTATTGCACCAATAGTTTTTTCAGCTTTAACTAAAACAATATCGCCTGAATTTAATGTTAAGTAATCAGTAACTATACTTGGTATAATTCCCGAAGTACCAGCAGGAGGAATAAGTATTGTTCCTATATTTCCAACACCTGCAGCAACAGCTCCGTTTACATATATCTTTACTTCATAAGTACAATTCCCACCAGTAGTTTGAGCAGGAGAAGACCAAATTATATTTTCTGCAGCAAATTTTTGTTTTATTAATCCAATTGGTACAATATATTGATCAGTAAACATATCGTTTCCGTTATCGAAATAAGGAGCATTTATATCATCTTCAAAACTAATTGCTTGAGAAAAGTCACCAACATTAACACCAACAACAAGTAATTCTAATAGTGTTTTAAGAGCTCTAAATCCATAAGCAACAGCAATACCACCTCCATAAAAATTACCTGTGATATTCCATATACCACCTGATTTCATATACAAATCTCCAGTAAGACTATCAAGATATGAATCGTTATTATTTCCTAATGCAATATTAGGAACACCTACACCTTGATGAAAATTAAATCCTGCAACTCCTTTTAAATCTAAAGTTGTATCAGTCCAAACACCACCACCTTTAGTATATACATCTAAATCAGGAGAAGCTAAATCAACATAAGTATCACCGTTAATTCCAAGACCAGCATTAGGAACTCCTGTACCAAATCTAAAACTAAGACCATCAGTACCATTTGTACCATTAGTACCATTAGTACCATTCGTTCCGTTAGTTCCATTAGTTCCATCAATACCATTAGTGCCATCACTTCCGTTTTGTCCATCAGGACCAGCAGGCCCAGGGTTTCCACCACTATTTAATAAAGCACAGATTTGAGTAGCTAATATGGTGAAAATTTGATTAGAATTATCTCCAGCTTTAAAGCTAAAAAGTTCAACTAATAAAGGATCCGTACAGACAAATGGTAATCCATCATATTTTACATCTGCTCCTAACGTTGAAGAGCAAGTACAAGCATTTTTATTTTCACATGAACAACTCATATTTTATATTTTAAGTTTCTTTATTAATTAATAATTGAGAATTAAGAATGATAGCAGTTGAAACACCAGCATTAGTATTAATACCTCTAATCTCAACAAGATTTCCAATCGAAATAGAACCTCTCCAAGTAAGACCACTTGACTTAACATCTGAACTATTGAGATTACTAACTGGTCGTGTTAATATTTTTAACACACCATTAATATAAAGCCTAAGTTCAGCATCAATATTATTTAAACGAAAAACATCAGCATTAAAATGAATCTGATATTGTCCATCAGCAGTAATTGTATGATCAAATTGAGGGATTAAAGTTTCTCCAACAAGTAATGTTACATCAGGAACACCTTCATAATAATTCTCATAAGCCATTCCACCAACACCAGGAGCACCATTTGTTCCGTTTGTTCCGTTCTTTCCTTTTTCTCCCGAAAGACTAACATCCCAATCAGTATGAGAACCACTTGCAGTAGGTCCAAATAAATCAATTAAGAAAGTCATTGCTCCAGTATTGTTATTAAAAGCAGTAACAACTCCTTCTACATAATCAATAGTAGGATTAGCAACACTTGCATAACGAACTCTACAACCAATAGCGTAAGCCGTACCTGTAGATGCAACAGAAACAATTGGAGTTATAACAGTAGCTCTTGAATCAAGAACTCCGTTTAAATTTAAACTCGTAAGAGATGTAGCTTTATAACTTGCGCCATCTAATCCATTAAGACCTCCGTTAAGTAGTGAACAAACAGAACTTGTTAAAAGCTCTAATACATCATTTAAATTACTACAGTTTGGAGTTATGGTAGCTAATTGAGCACAACCAGCAACTAATCCATCATATACTAATTCAGAAGTGTATTTATCAGCTTTACATTTACTTCCATTATCACAACCTGTTTTATTACAATCGCACATAATTATTTTATTTTATTATATAAACAATAAACTTTTTCATATTCATTACAAGCATTCTTAGAATGACAATATAACCAATATAGATTACTTAATATTAAGTAAGAATTTTTTAATACAGATATTTTTCTACCAACTTTTTTGAAAGTACAAATAGTATCAGCAATACCATTCATTTTATTAACTATTTTATTAGCTAATGTATCAAATGAATCAGTACAACAATCTTTTACATATGAAACTTCAAATGTTTTAGTATAGGTAATTGGACCAACTATATAATCAATTTGAACAGAAGCATAGTAACAATCATCATCTTGTAATTGTTCTAAAACATATTGCGAATTAGGAGTGAAAGGAATGCCAGAGCATATTTCTACATTCCCACAATCTCCTTCATATCCATAAGCAATAGTTATCGTTACATCATCCAAATCAACAACCCCTAATTTTTGATAATCAGTAAAGTCATGTAATATCATTGCATCACAATCTTGTGTTGGCTTTAATTTAAAACAAGCATCGATTAATGTATCAAATGTAATTGGAGCAGCAGCCTCAACAGATATTATTATACCAGCTATTGTTGCTAAGTCAGCGATTAAATTTGGAGTATTTATATTGATTATCGGCATTTTCTGTTAACAGTCTAAGCAAATTCCATCAGCTAATTTATGTGCTGATATAATAGTTTCATTAGCACAACTGTATAAACAGCTATCCATTTGAAGTTCCGCTTTCTCTAACATTAACCTTAATTCAACAAGCCTCTCATCAAATTTATCTGAACAAGAGCACCTATCCTCAGCAGGAAGAAGTATCAATTTATTTATAGTACATTTTAAAAGGCAAGTGAATAATACTTTATTCGTAACCCTACCAATTTCCTCATCAAGAGAATTGAATAACATATACGTTATTGAATAAACTCCATCAGGAAATTCATTTGGAGGACAATCAGCTAATTCATAAATGTCATTTATATCAAAACAAATACAATTATCATTTCCGTTTGCTCCTGCAGTTGGATCAGTTATCATTACAACAGCAATATCTCCACTTACAGTAACCCCAAGAGGTAAGTTATTGTATCGAATACCATAATTGATATTCTCTACAATAATAGTATCAGTAGTTCCAGCTAATAAATAAGCTTGCCACCCCGTTAGAGATGCTACTGAATTTATATTCTGAATAAGCAATGCTATGGTTGTAGTTATGTCAGTAACAAAGTATTGTTGACCTATAATTACTGAATTAATATCAACCACAATAACCCCATTAGTTCCTGAAGGTATTTGAAAAGAAGCTTTAGCTCTTGTGCCAGGAGTCCAATTTAAATCAACATTAAAAAAATCAGCACCGTTAGGTAGTTGAAAAGTAAATCTTGTATAAGCAACATCTTCTCGAGATATATTGCCATCTATGCCATATCCATCACAACAAGCGAACTTATCATAATGATTAACTAAACAGGTTGTATCACACAAAGTAGCTGATTTACAATCGCTACCTTCTGATATATTGAAACTTAGGTTAAAATTCATAACTAAACAAAAATAGTATTTATTAATATATTATCATAATTAATCTTCTCCAAGTTTTTCTAAATAATTTTTAGAAAAGACAACTGGAGAAATTGGAATACCTGTGCTTTTAAATGTAACGTTAATCATACTTGCTAAAGCCTTTAGAAAATTACCTTTAAAGATATTTGAAACACTACCATATCCTTCTTGAAAAACACTTAACACAGGGTCTTGAACTGTCTGTCTCCAAGGCTTACTATCCATCTCAGATATAATGCCTTTAACGGCAGTTCCGAGAACGTGTATAGTTCCAACAGATGCCATTACCGAACCCCAAGCATATTGTTCTGGAATGCTTTCTAAATCATCATCATCCCAATTTCCTTTTAATAAACTAAATAAAACATCAATAGTCGTTAACATTATTGAAGTTGTAATAGCAGTATGAAATGCCCGAAGACCTAACTTTTTTAAATTAGCTGGAGTAGGATTCATATTATAATCAATCATACTGTCAAGTAATTGTTCTGAAATCTTTTGAGTAGCAGAACTAAACATAGTTAATGCCCTTGTTATTGGATTAGAACTTTTAGCTAAACCACTTCTGTTTGTTTGATCAAATGTTGGTTGTGTTTTATCTACAATCTCTTGTAGCCTATTAATATTATGTTGTTCAATTTCAGTCTCACTAAGACTTGCAAATGCTGGCTCACCCATTCTATCTGCAGTTTCTAATTTTACCGCCTCAAACAATCTCATAACAGTAATACTATCCATCATAGTAATACCCATCATTAACCTACTCTTGGATATCTGTAATGGCTTACCATCTTTTCCTTTCTTAAACGGAATAGTAATTAAATCATCTTTAGCATTTCTACTCATAGCAGCCTCTCCAGTTTCACGAGTAATCATTCCCTCAAATCTATCTCTAAATAAAGGATATTTAATAAGCTCTTGATATAGTGGGTCTGATGTTATTTGTTTCCATTCAACCGGTAAAGATGTTTCTCCACCACTAACACCAGTATAAGATAATCTTTGTAATAATTTAGCAGGATTAATAAAATTTAAACCACCAAGAGAAGATCCTGATTTTCTAATGTATTTTCTATTGATAGCTGTTGCTGCAGTTTCTAAAGATACTTGTTGTTTAAATATTACCCCTGGGTTATATGCTAATAAAGCAACAGCAAAATTTCCTTGCAACTTACTATAAAACCCTCCCAATTCCTTATCTCCTTGTCCTGAATATAATAGAGAGCTATCTTGTACTTGATTGATATTATCCTTTAAGAACTTAATGTAATCTCCATTATCCCTATCATCTATTTTTTCAGACTCAAGTTTTTGAATCATCTTTTGAGCATTGTGTACTGGAATAGCATAACCTACATAAGCAGCATTAGATATTCTCATAGCTTCTAAAGCTTTTATTGGATCGACTAATCTAACAGACATTCCTTTAGCACTTCTTAATCTAAGGTTACGCATATCAGCAATAACATTCTTTCTTTTAGATATCCCAAGTTTTTCTTCACCATGAAACATAGGAAAGTAATTTTTAACTTTCTCTAAATCAAATCCCTCTAACAGCCTATAGGTAGAATTTAATTGTTCGTGGTTGTATTCCATAGCTTCATCTATTCTTGCTATAAAATCTTTAGATTTAGGGTCTGCTTCAATATCAGAAACAATACTATCAATTTGTTTATCAGTCAATTTATATTTATCACTTCTTTTTCCTTCCCTACCTTTAATTGAATTTAAGTTAAATCCTTTTTGAAGATTAGCTCTACCACCCTCTTGTCTATTCATTAAATAAATCATAAGTAATTCAGATTTAGTTAATTGAAGACTTTTAGCATTTATATCTCCATTCTTAGATTGGTCTAATTCAAATGTTTCCGTTTCTAATTCACTAATTGTAGCATCTTTATTGTCATAAATAGAACCATTACTAATCTCATTTGGTGTAGCACCTATCAAATCTAAAAAGCCATGTGTGAATTTAGAAGATACTTCTCTGCCATCATTTAATCCCTTATACAAAACCCTTGAGATAATAGAGTTCTCTGAACCAGAAAGATATTTAGCCCATAAACGACTATTAGTAACCCACTTTAATTGCTTTGTTATTCCTTTTTCAATCCATTGAACAACCTTATTCTTAGAAGCCAATCTCTCAGCCTTATGTTTGATTTGAGCTTCTGTTTCTTCAATACCCATTTCATCTATTATGGTATCATCAATACGTTCAGAAGATGTAACATTTGGATTAATATAAGAAGCATTAGTTATTTCTCTATGGATTGTTCCTTGAACTATCTTGTACATATTGTCAAGGGCAAGCTGTTGTTCTGTATTTAAATCTATATCATTTCCTTTAATCTTAGAAGCGATAGCAATTTTATTTTCATTATTGCCAACAATAACATCTTCTACTCTATCAATTATAGACTGATCCATACTTGAATAATTTGTAGCATCAGAAGTAGCATCTTTATCAAGTTTAGTTACCGAAGCAGCCTTTCTTTTTGTTGCTAACCACCACTTGTCTAAAGCCTCTATTGTATTAACAGAACTATCAAAGAAATTAAACTCTGTATTAAGCTGATTAAACACCACACCCTCAATATTATCTTTTGACATTATTTGAATCTTCTCAGTGTTTTCCTTAGTTGTTTCATCGTAATTAAACACAGTATCTTTTTCAACTTTAGGAGAAGCAATATCTTGAAAGTTATGGATAGCTGTACCTCTTGATAATGGCTGCCCTAACCTTTCATTCTTAGAAAACGAATCAGTTAAAATATCCACCATACTTGGAGCTCCAAAAGTCATTCTAATTGTTTTCCAAAATTCAGCTAAGAACTTCTCAAAAGAATTAGACATATGTTGTCCAGCGTACTTTCTTGCAATCAATGTAACCAACCTTTCTTCTCCATACTTCGTAATAGCATTAGCTACTATTGGCACGTTTCTATACATATCAATATACTCATGAGCATATTCATGTGGTGGAGTTTCAAAAGCAGAATCATTAGACCAAGCAACAGCAGATAAAAAGGCACTACGATAATGCCTACCCATTTTACCCGAAGGAATATCTAAGTAGTTCCCATTCTCATCAATTATTCTATCCTTAAATACTCTAACGTCAGGATATAATTGATTTAACTCATCAATCATTTTAGCCGCCTCTTCCGGATGATTAGCTAAACTATCAAGTGTATCTTTACCTTTAAAAGAACTACCATATAAATCTGTTCTTTCTTGAATAGTTATTTTCTTATTTAATTTTTGAACACCATCTTGTGATGGTATCTTAAAGCCATTCTTTACGTATTGTAAATAAGCACCTTTCTTTCCGTACTCAGCTTCAAGAGCTTTCCAATCAGAGTGAGATTTATTAGGACAATTTGCCATTAGTTACATTTGTTTTGTTCGTCATTAGCTTGATCTTCTTGATACTTAGCTATTACATTAAAATAAATAGGAGAGTCTCTAATCACTATATTCCCAGTTGCATTATTTACAATAGAACCATCAGTATTCATAGTGAAATTTCCTCTTGGCCCTAAGTCAATATTAGTACTTTCGTTAGGTAAAGTTAATATAGTATTGTCAGATAAAATAACTTCATTAGGTATTTCTTCTGTAGCAATTTCTTCAATATCTTTACCTCGTATTGGTTGAGCTGCTTCTGTAGTTTTTTGATAAACATCTCTAATTGCTTGCTTTCCTAATTCATTAATTTCTCTTGTACCAATACCTGCAAATTTACTTGTTAAAATAGGTGTTTCAGTTGCTATGAAAGTATTAGTACTATTATCCCAGTTAAACCATTGATTTTGAACTTGGTCAAAAACATAAACAGATTTTCTTAAATTAATAGCCATTTGCACAGCATAGCCTGTACCTCCAGCAACTAAAGGCTTATTAGTTTTGTTTATATAACCTTTAGAATCTTTTTGTCCTGGTTCTATAATAGTACTTATAGCAAATACTGTATCAGCAGATTTTGCTTGTAAATAATCTCTTCTTACTAAACCCCCTGCAAATGTATTAGCTGCCAAAGGTTTTCTTCCTAAATCCTTTACAGCTTGTTGATAAGCGTTTTCTATTTCTTGTTTTTGAGTAGAGCTTAACTTTTGTAAATCTTCTGGTCTATAGTTAATCTGTCTACCTAAACCAAATTCCTTACCTATATTTTCCCAAATAGTATCCCCTCCTTGAGCAGCACCAGAGTAATTAGTAAATGTAGAAATATCTTGAATTATTCCTAACTCGGCAATTGATGATGCCGCTTCTGTAATTGCTTGAGAACGTGGAGTAGCTTCTTTAAAAGCAGTGAAGTTTTTATCAGACTCTACTTGAATTTTTACATAAGAATTTGAATCTTTACTGTACTTATAAGCAGAATCATTATACTCAAGATATATTTGTTTACTTAATTTTGAATCAGCATTCAATATAAACCAATTACCATTAGCAGCATCTTCTCTTGCAATATCATTCTTATAACTTACATTAGACAATAAATCTTTATTATCGGCTATAATATTATCTACCAAAGTATCACTAATTAAATATTTAGAATCAACCTCTGGCATGCTTTCAATTTGATTTTTAAATTCAGTTGTATCAATCAGTTGATTAATATCAATACTTCTTGGAAGCACATCGATTAAACTACCAATCTTGTTATTTGTACCATGTCTATATAGTTGATAATCAATAATGTCATTTGCTAATTGAGGGTCAAGTCCTTGAATATCTTTAAACCCATCTTTAATATCTTGTGTTACTTGAGTGGTTGCTTTAAATTTAGGATCCAATCTCATTAAAACTTTACCATCTTCTTGAACAGGGAACTGTAGATAATTAAAGAAAGTATTATCCTTAAACTTAGATGCATTTTCAACTTCATTAATAGCAGTTTCATACTTTCCTAACAAATCTAAGTACTTAGGGATAAGAGATATATCTCCACCACCATAATCTAATATAGCTTCTTCTTTAGTCCAGAAAGGATTTTCATTCATTAATGTATTCATTGCTATGGTAGCATCATTCTCTTGACTGTTTTCAGATACAGTAATATTATCTGTATTTCCACTTTTGATAGCGCTTAATCTATTTCCAAAATCATAAAACCATTCTTTAACATTATCTCGTTTAGTATTGATTTGTTTTTGAGCAAATATTTTAAGTATAGTTTCAGTTACTTTCTTACGGAAAGCAAAAGGATTATCAGTTAAATTAGAAACCTCTTCAATCATAGCAACAACACTTGGATTAGAAGTAAGTAAATGTTTCTCATAAATCATTTTTTGACTCCTGGCTACATCAACTCTATGTCTTGATAAATCCCTAACAGTTAAATTTCCTGTAGTAAAAGGAAGCGCTTTGAATGACGAGATATTATCAAGCAAAGTTCTATTGCCCTCAGCATTATTTGGAAGCCCCTTGTCTAATTGAATATAAGCTATCATTTTAGATAGGCCATCAGCTATGTTTTTAAACTCTTCAAACTTCTTGATTATCTCCCAATCATTACCAATCTTAACACCATTAATAGAAGTTTCTTCTAACTGCTCTTGTGTCTTAAGTTTCCCTTCTTTGTTTTTTAATAAAGACTTAAAGTAATTATCAAATGATAATTTATTTCTTTCTGATAAACCAAGATTTTTAGATTTGAAATCTTCAACTAAATTCGTAACACCATTTGTATTTAAGAAATCTATTACTTCTTTCGTTTTCAAACCTAAAGAAAGCATTGCATTACCTATGTTAATAGTTGAATCAGTGAATCCGGTATTAGCTAATATTGGATCATTACCAATATCTAATGCTGCCTGTAATAAAATAGCAACATCATCAAGTGATTGATTAGTGAAATCTTGTAATGGTTTACCATTAAACATTATAGTCTTAATAAGCTTCTCATTTGATTGGCTTAATAAAGATATTAGTTTAGAAGCGATAGCAAATCTACCAGTAGCAGTTTGTCCTAATCCCATTTTCTCAGCAACATTAATAAGGTCTTTTAAAGTAGCAACTTTAAAATCTCTTTTGGTATCACCAACGGCATCATACAAAGGTTTTAATTCAAGCGTATTGTCTTGCTTAGCTAAAAATTCAGGACTTGTAGCGTTATCATGTAAGCGATTAAACATTTCAGTCTTAATACTATCTTCTTCTGAAACAAATTCTCCGTTTTTAATCTCTTGACGGTAAACCATAACCTTATCCCCATCGTGGTCAGAATCAGAACGTCTTACAAACTCATCCGAAAGAACAGCAACATTAGCATCAGTATCTAAAAAGTACTTTACAGTAGAAGCCTCAATACTCATTTCAGCAGAAGCAGGAATACGAACAACAACAACTTCAAGAGGACCAGCATTTAATAAACGCTCAGCTTCTTCTTTTGTATTTCCAAACATCTTCCAAGAAACAGCTATTTCTTTATCAGCTAACTTAGTAGCAACACCACCCATATCGGGAAGTTGATGCATAAAGTTACCCTCCATATCTATCTTAACACCTTTCTTAGACAGCCTACTTGAAACAAACTGTTCGTATATCAACCTTAAACTTGAATGGTCAAAACTTGTAATCTTATTATCAGATGTAGCGTTATGTTCTTTTATAGCATCGAGAATTTCTGTAATAGAAGACTTCTCCCTCTCATTCATATCCTTAGTTAACTCATCTATTACATTATCATAATTTTCTAATTCTTGAACAACATTCTTTTTAGTGAAATTATTTTGCATCTTCTTTTCAAGATACCTAACAGCAACCTCTTCAAACGCACCATAATCGTGAGTAGCATTGAATTGAATTATAGCTGCTTGAGTAGACAATATAGCCTCTTGTTGTTCTACTTTAGCTAAAGCCTTATTAAGATTAAATGGAGTAGTTAAATTATCAACTGCAATAGTATTAACATTACCACTAACAGAGTTTAAATTACCAGCCATTACTTCGCTGAAATTAACAGTCTTAAAGTTATGTGTTCCTTTAGAAGCTTTTGAATCCATAAATACTACATAAGGATTTGGATCTTCTGTAGTAGTTAACATTTTCTCAACAGCTAACATAGCATCAGCTATCTTAGACATATTATCTCCAAAACCTTGAAGATTATTTGTTCCATCAGGATTCACTTTTAAGTTAAGTCCACTTGATTTAATATAAACAGTTTGAGCTGTCTTTGGGTCAACCTGAAATACCAATTCTTTAGAATTAATTCCAAGAGGATCCAATGAACCAGTTTCCTTGTCAATATGTTCTGTTAAGTGAGAACCATTAAATTTAAATGAATCGGAACCAGATACCCCACTATCGTAAACAATATAATGAATAGGCTTATCCATTTCAATTTGCTTACCATTACTATCAGAAGATGATAAACGTTTAACCATTTGTTGAACACCACCACCCTTACGAGAACCATCTTTATTTCTTTCTCCAGCAACAAGATTAGCATATTCTAATGCAACACCACCATATATATCATTTAATGAAGTTCTATTTATTGCTTCAATAAAGTAGAAGTTCTCTACCATATTATCAAAACTTGAGAATTGATTTTTACCACCAACCTTTTTTGAGAACGCTTCATCCAATCCATTAGCTTTAGCTAATATCTTTATCTCATTAATATCAGAAGCATACTTACTTGGATTGAATCCTGAAGTTATAGTTCCATTAGCATTAGCTGTATGGATATACAATGAATTAAAATCCTCAATTAAATCTTTTTTACCCTCTGCTGTAGCCTTAGCTAACATAGGTTTTAAAATACTCTCAAGCATATTAACTTGGTCGTTATAAGCTTTTGTTAAAGCTACCTTATCAAACTTACCTTCTTTATTAGTATAGCTTGGAGTTTCAAAGAATGTAGCACTCTGACGATTTGATTTAACCCCTAATGATTGAGAGTAATAATTTTTAGATGAACTTGTAGCGAACTTAAATAACTGAAGCATCATATGATCCCTATCGGTCATATCTTTATATTCAATATTCTCGTCAGTCTTAAAGTTCTTTAATGAATCAAAAGTAGAATAATCTACACGACCATTCTTTTTAAAGTAATTGAAGACTGGATTGTTCTTGTAAATATCACTATCAGTCATAGACTTAATACGACCACTCTTATCATTCATCAACATTGAATTGAGAGTACTAACCCAATTTCCTAATTGAGTAGTTGTAACAGTGTTATTTGCCCCATTAAGATAAGTGTTGTTTAATAGGGTAGAACGTAGTCCTTTCCAAATGTAATCAAGGAACCCACTAATATCTTTAAACTTATTAGTTCCGTTAGCTACATTAAGTAATGAATCATATTGACCTCCTAATGCAAAAAAGAAATTTTGAACTTTAGTATTTTTTCCTTCTGGAAATTCTGTAATAATACTTTTTAAATCTTCACTACTTATATTGAGATTTAAAATTGAACTCAATTCTTTTAGAAAAGAATCTACATTATCATTTTGAATACCATCTTTTATAAAGGTAGTTACATCTTTAATGTATGAACTATTCATTAAATTAGAATGAGATAACCAAGCCTTTTGTTCAGTAGTTAATCCATTCAGTCTATCTTCTAACCCATTATAAGTATAGTCTTTATTCCTAATTGGATTAGTTGTTGAGTATTTCTTCGTACCATCTTCTGTAACTACCCAACCAAAGTTAGCACCCTCACTTTTTACCTGAATTAAAGAAGATATTTCTTGTAAGAATCCAGCTCTTTGTTCTGGAGTTAATACGGCAATAATATCAACTATTCTTTTTGCAATTGGATCACTTGTTTTATCTTTATCAAGAGCCTCAAGTAATCCTGCTTTCTTATAAGTTCTTTCAGCTACATTTCCTACATAAGAAAACACAGCATCACTACCAACTTTATATCCATCAGCATCTACAATTGTAGATAATATACTACGAACAGAAAGAGAAACTTTTTTAGTAGCCTTAATAGAGTTGTCAGAAAGTTTGTTCTCTCCCTCATCTCCTTGGTCTGCTTCATCATTAATATCTTCAACCTTATCTAATTCTAAATTAGAATTAAACATTGAATTAACTACTCTATTTGAAACTTCATAAAGTTTTGGATCTATCTCTTTTAATTTCTCACCAAACTCATGAACATCATTATAAGAATAATCTTCTTTCATTTCAATGCCTAAATCAACATTATCAAACACTTTCTGTTCAGTTGATGTAGGATTGTTTTTTTCATTTACATATTGAGTTAACAATGTATAATAAGCAGCAAATGAAGTATCACTTTTATCTTTATTATTAAAAGCAGTATTCTTATCAGAAACAACATTCAATAATTGTTGTGTTAAAGTTGTAGATATAATATCAACAGCTTTAGCCAAGCGTGGATTTACAATCTTATTTCGTTGGTCTTTATCAAGGCCCACCAAAGAACCTTGGTCAACAACAAATGGTTGTTTAGATAAGGTCATTTGTCTTGCTAATAATCTACTAACATCTTGAGCATTAGCTTTACCAATCAATCTTTTTAATTTACTCCAAACACTTTTTAACCATTCTTGAACTTGAGCTAACTTAGAACCACTTACTTTATTCTTTAGTAACTCTAAAGAATTAGTAGCTATCATTTCATTTAAAGCCTCATTCAATTGTTCTGCCTCTGTTTTATCAGGATATAGTTCTTGAGCATCCTTAAAGAATTGAGTATCCTTAACAAGCTTATATCCCAATTTAACTAATGGATGATTATCTCCAAGAATCTCTAAGAATACGTGACCATATTCGTGTATTAATGAAGTTTGAATAGCTTTAGTTGGATCTATCTCAATACCACTTTCTACAATACGAGCAAGTACTTGAGCACCATATTTCTCACCTAAGTTATTTACTTCCTTTACAGATATAAATGGGAATAACTTTTTAAAGATTTTCTTTATTTCATTATATAACTCAGGATTGTTTTTAATTAAAGATTCTTCAAGAGATGAAATACCTTTCCTTTGTTCTTTCGGTTGTAAGAATTTCTTTAAAGCATTCATCTTACGATTCTCTGCATCAGTATTACGAGCTACATCTTCATCTATCTCTGCTTGTTCCTCGTTACTAACCACGTTAGTAACGTCTACTTGCTCTTGTTCTTTTTGGCTTTCAGCTTTTGTTGTTTCTTTTTTCAAAGACTCCTTAGCGGCCTTTCCTTTAGTCCATAAAGAAAGTATTTTATTAAATTCTGCTGGATGCTTTCTCCAAACCTCCTTTATTAATGTGCTACCCTGAGTTTTCATAAAATCCTCAACAGAGGCATTATCTGTACCATGCTCATCAACAAGTAATTTTATATCATCAACTAATAAATTTCTCTTGGCATTGTATGATTCTAAATTAGTATTCGTAAAAGAAGTAATAGTATTTTTTAAATTTTTACTTTCTAAAATACTACTTATTTCATTACCAGTTTCATTTGCAATTTTTTGTAATTCTTCAAGAGCACCTTTTTCTTCTACAGTTGTTTCTTCAACTTCTTCTGCGACTTTTTCTTCAGTAATAGTTGACCCAAATACCTCCTCTTTAATTTCCTCAATACGATCTAAAACTTCTCCAGGAATAGGCTTGTTATTTTTATCTACATATTGAATACTTCCACCTACATTAGCTTCTTTAATATTAGTTAAATCATATTCCGGAAACTCTTCCTTTAATTTTTTATCTAATTCTTGATATGCTTTTTCTGAATCAAATTCTTCATCTACATCTTCCTTTGGAGTAGTTTCGGTTTCTTCAACCTCATCTTCTTCACTCTTTATTTCAGTTAATCCATCTTCTGTTATTTCTGGATTATTATAAATATGAGAAATTGCATTTTTATCAATACCAAATTTATTACCAATACGTTCAATAATAGCTGCCTTTTGTTCGGGAGAAGCGTTAATTGCTTCTTCAAATGCTTCAATGATTTCTGTTTTACCATCTGGACTTAATGCCATTTCAGTTAAAACAACTTCACCACCATCTTCATTCTTAGCTTTATAAACATTACCAAAAGGTTTTTCAGGAACTATTGATTTACCATCTTTAATAGTTTGAATTTTACCCTCATTATTTGCTTGCTCATTATTTAAAGGATCAATCCTTAATTCTTTAGGCAACATTTCATTTACCTTTTTAATATTAGCCGCTAAATTTGGAGCAATCTCATTTTGATTAACAGGATTGTAATGATACTTTTCTTTAGGAGTAAATAATGCTTTCTCAAGTTTTGTACTTACTTTACTATTATGTTCTTTTCTTGCTTCAATAACTTGTTCATCAGCATTACTTATTGCTTGAACTACTTTTTCAGAATCATTTCTTATCTCAGTTAATAGTTCTGAAATTTGACTTTTCTTTTCAGGATAGTTTGTATTTTGTTCTTCTAACCAAGGAGATTCTAATACTTCCGAAGCTCTATCTCTTGTAACCATTTGATTATAAGACTGATATTTAGCATTAGGGCTATCCATTTTATGCCACATTTGCTTCTCATACTTAACCATTTGGTCAACCTTATCTACAAAATTATTAAGTTCATCCTTAGACATAGAACCATTGGCCTCTTGCTTTGCAGCATAATTCTTTAATGCTTTAATATTCTGAGGCTTTCCTTTTTCTAATGATGTTCTAACATAATGATAAGCAGATTGTTCTTTTAATCCATTTTTAGCAGATCCACCACCAGACATAACACCACCTAAAATAGCACCATAAAACCCTTCCTCTGCGGCTTGTAACCAAAATTGAGGATTCCTGTAATCTGTTCCGTACTTACCTTCCCCTACCTTTGCATCTTCATCAGCAAAATAATTATCCCATATTTGTTCTCCCGACTGCTCAAGTATCGATTGTAATGTTTCAGTAAATCCTTCAGAGCCAGCACCATGTCCAAATGCCTTAGCTATGTTTCCAACCTTACGTTTAGCATATGCTTTTTTTCCAATGTCTTTTACACCAACACTAACAATGTCCTTAAACTCTTCTAATCCAAGACGTGTTCCTCCTTTTTGAGCTACCTTTTTAATCGCTGTATTTATTGCTCCTTTCTCAAGGTATTTAACAGCTCCTTTTTTCATTGGATTAGTAACCCCTTGCATTCCGACTTTCTCTAAAGCAGTAATAGGTACAGATAATACTAAAGCCATTTGAGATGCTTCTTCTATTGATAGTCCATTTTCTCTACCACTTGATAAAACAGAACCAAACACATCAGAAAATGTAGTTGCCATATACGCAGCCTTTCCAACATAAGGAACAAAAGATAATACCATTGGCGCCATAGAAGCTAATCCACTACCCATACCACCGGCAAATGCTCTTATATTTCCAGTTTCAAAAAATGATTGATTAGATTGATTGCTTGTTCTTTCTTCTGCTTCCTCATACCACTCGGTCATTCCCTCAATCCAATCAGTAACAAATTCAGATTCTTCTCCTGGTACTGCAGCAGCAATTCCCGGAATAACAACCCCAAGCCCAAAACCAACTCTATTCATTCCTTGCTGAAAGTGTGTAGCGAAATCATCCCACACACTATTTTTAAAGTCATAAACATTACTGTAACTTTCATCGGGAGCCATTGAGCCAGAAATCGATTCATTTTCATCACCAGACATAGCATCAATAGATTCAATCCATTGTTTCTTAAATTCAGGAATAGATACACCAGTAGCTAAGATATCTTTCTCAACATCATCATACTCAGGATTATCCATATCATTGAAATATTCCAAAGTACGCTTAGATTTTTCTGCAAATCTTTCTTCCTTAGCATTATCTTTAGCAACTTGTTCAGCCTTAGTATCTAAGGTTATAGTTGGTTCAGTAGCACTTGCTTCATGTATTATTTTTTCTGGCATAGATAATTTTATTATTCTTCGTAATAATTTCTAAAAGCATCTCTTGTGACACCACCACCACCACCTGTTCCTCGAACATCACTATCCATTTGCTTTCCTGTACCTTGTAATTTTTCTGTTCCTTTCTTTCTCGCAGTAGGAGAATCGTTTAATGGAATAAAAGCAGTTACCTCATAATTATCATCACCCCAATCTCCACCACCTAAATCTTTAACTAATCCTTTCCATCCCGCAGTAATATGGTCAAACCCTGTTTCACTACGAATGTTTCCAGATCCAATTTCTCCAACTGTTTGAGCAATTCCCGAAGCATCTTTTAATGTTAAAGCACCTCCTTGTTCTAATGCTGGCTCATGAGTATATATAGTAGCTTGTAAATAAGACTTTCCATTTATTCTATGAACTTTAGGCTCTACATTTGTTACTGTATAATTAGAAGTCCCTAAATCTATCATTTCTCCTGTTCTTGGAGAATAGATTCTGCTATCAGCTAATCGTTTTGGATTTAAAATTTTATCAGCATCTATTAAATTATTATCTTTATCTCTTGTTTCTTCACCATTTAACTTATCAAAATTTAAACCTAATTGAGAAGCTATTTCTTTTAATTCATAATTTGAAACTGTATGTGTATTATAATCTTTTGAACCTACACTTCCATCTGGATTTTTCCATTCAGTAGCTCTTGCAGATTCAGGATTATGCCCTTTACCACTTAATGCTCTACCATATTCATCATCATATCCCGGTTGAGGTTGCGTTGCTCCAATAGCGGCAGCAGCTTTTGCAGTTTTATAAATTGTTTCAGCCTTCAGTCCTTGTTCTTCTAACTCAGACATTGACTTCCATTTCCAAGATAAATCCATTCCTTTCTCCTTGCCAGCTTTCCAACGTTCTACATATGTGTTAGCCAAGTGTTTAGCATACTCTTCACTTGCTCCATCAGCCATAGCTTTAAACATAATATCAGAAGCAGTAACTTCATTTGGCCCTGTAGGATTGTTGTGGTCTTTGTACGTACCCTTGAAAGACATTGCATTAATATCCTTCTTTTCTTCAGAACCATTATAATTAATTTGTTTAATAACTCCTCTTTTATAAAGTCCTATTTGTTGGTCTATAGTTAATTTGGTAGGTTTAACTACCTGATTACCATCTTCATCAAGTACTGGCTCTCCTTCTTTAAATTGAGGAACATCTGTTTCAACAGGAGCAAACCAACGATTACCTCTTTGTTTATCAGCTATAATTTTAGCCATGTTTTCTTTATTCGATAAAGCAGTTTTAACTTCTCCCGATTGTAAGATTGAATTTTTATATTCGTTCAATTCAGTAATACCACCAGAGGAAACATAACGAGATAAATCACCATTATTTCTTGCAATACCTTCAATAATATTTTGACGTGAACTTCTTTCAACCTCTTTAATTCTTTCTTGGTCTTCAGGTAAGACATCAATAGCTGCCATTTCATTTAAATAGGCATTGATGTTTTCCTCAGCCAACATTGATTGTTGAGTTTTCTTTTCTTCATCTGCAGATTGTTGTTGAACAATTTGCATATTCATTGCCTTATCCTGTCTGCGTTGAGCCCAGTTGTCAGTTCCCCTTAATGTTGAGTATAATCCCCAATCTGCCATAGTGTAAATATATTAATTTTTTAATACTTTAAAGACTCAAGTTCTTTAGATAATTTTTCAAACTTTGGATCATCAGGTTCTAACGCCTCCATAGCTGTTGTAATTTCATTAGCTCTTTTTCTATTTTCAGAAGCCTTTATAGTTGATTTGCCCGCAGTAGGTTTTTCTATTGAAGCAACGTCTTGTGGTTCTCCACGAGAAAATGTACTTTGTTTTTCTAATTGACCAGTTTCTTTATTAACAGCAGTTCTTGGGCTTGTTACAGAATTAACTAATTCAACTCCAGAACTATTACCTAAAACATCTGCATCAGAAACTTGTGGTTCATTATTACTTTCAACAATTTTTTCTTCACCAGGAGCTAATCTATTAGATTCATTATAAGCATTCTTAGATTTTTCAGCTCGATATTCATAATCTGATCTTGCTTTGTTTACCCTATCAGCATCAGCCTTATCTCTATAGAAAGCACTTGACTCAGTATCTTCTGTTTTAGCACGCATATAATTATAATAAGGACTATCCTTTCCAAATTGTTTTTTATAGTCATTTCTTTCTTTCATATTAGTTATAGCATCCTGAACTAATCCAGCACCCGCTTCTTTAGTCATCATCGTTTGAGATAAATCATCTTGGAAGATTTGTCTATTAATCGACTCATCCTGTAAAGCCATCCCTTGAAAGTTTTGTCTATTTAACCTACGTGCCGCTTCATCAGTTGCAGCAGTCTTACCATATTCATCATAAAGACCTGCAGCAGCACTTTGAACATTTCCTAAATACGCACCAGCACTTCCTCCCGCACCTCTACGAATATTCTTAACATTATAAGCATAAGCAGTTTCAGATTGTCTATTTCTATAATCTTTTTCTTCTGGAGATAAACCTTCATTACGCATACGTTCAGCTTCACCCATTGCTTGCTTAAACATACCTCCTCTTTCATAAGTAGGAACATCTTCTGTTGCCCCCATCATTCCAGCAATACCACGTCCTACATCAACAATATTTCCAAACACATCATTATCAGACTGATTATCAGGAGCGTATTCAAAATTAAATTTTTCTGATTCGATAGCATTGTAATCATCTAATGCTTTTTGATCAGCTTCCATATTAGCTTTTAAATCTGTTATAGGCTTTCCATATTTATCATAATTAATTTTTTCACCAGTTTCAGGATTTACATCATCAACTCGAGATTCTGTTTTTGTTTTTCCTTTACCTTTACCACCACTTCCATCATCAGTTGCTTCAACTGGAGGAATTGTTTCTTTAGGAATTATTTCTTCAACAGCCTCAAAATTACCACCAATTCCTCCCATAGCAGTTAAGAATCTTTGTGGAGTAACACCAGGAGTTGCACTTCCTGTAGAAAAATCATATCCTCCAATCTTATTTGCTTGCGATTGTGTTGAACCACCCTTTCCTGCAGCTACTTCTTCATCATACTTCTTATGAGTTTCATCAAATTCTTTTAAAGCTTGTGAAGCCTCACTGCTTTCTCCGTAATTTTTTTCAAATTCAGCCGTAGCAAGTTCATATTCTTTTTGGTATCTATCTTTATCCTCACCTTTTCCAAGGGCAATTTTTGATTGCATTTCTTCTAAAGCTGTTTTACCTTCAATTTGTTTTAAGTTATATTCATCTCTAAAATAAGGATACGCTATATCGTTCATTAAAGCTCCTTTCATCCTACTAAATTCAGCGCCACCATTATAAACAGAATTTGCTTCTTGAACTATGTTATTAGCTTCTATTGCTTCATTTTTTGATAACCCATCCTTCTTAGATTTTCTAACCAATTGAGCAAAACGATCTTTCTTATTTCCTTCGCCACGTTGAAAATCAGTTATAATTTTATCTTTAGCTTTCCAAACTTCCATTTTCTTATCTTCTAATCTTTGTTTAGAAGTTTTTACCCTTTCTTTTATGCTTATTGTATTATCATTCATGGTATTGGATTTAACTTTTAATTCAACATCAGTTGTAGTATAAGGTTTATTAGCTTTAATTGTACTTTGAATAGAATTTCCATATTTAGAACCAGTAGCATATGGAGAATTTCCTAATGCTTCTGCTTGAGCTTCAGGTGTCTTAGCATTACGCACATCAGCATAAGTCTTTCCACCACCTTGTGTTTTTATTACATTTATATAATCTTTAACAGAATCCTCTACTGAATTGTAAGTTCTAAAATCAGATTTTTTACTAACTTTAGTTCCTCCAACTTCTTCATCAGAAGCCATGTTAACTCCCTTTCCTTTTATTCCAAAATAATTATTATGCTTTGAACTTAGTCCACTCTCTCCCCAATTACTTTCAATAGCCATTTGAGCAATAACAGTTTCAGGAAACAACCCTGTTCCTTTAACACTATCCGCAACCATTGAATAGTATTTATCGTAAAATTTTTGTTGTTTAGTTTTTTCTGCCATAACAATTACACTCTATATGATGCATTACCTTGAGTTGTTTTATTAGCTATTTTTTTAGCTGAATCGTCATATCCTTGATTAACTTTCATGTGTGCTGAAACCTGACCTAAAGCAGAGCCAAGTACTGGAACTATTGCAAGGGCATCTCCAGCCTCACCAATAGCATCGGCACTACCTCCACTATCTGCTTCAGCAGAATAATCAGACTCAGACATTTGTAGTACTTCTTCCTCTGTCATTCCTTCTGAATCAGTATTCATTTGATCCATTACTTTTTGCTTTCCTTCCGATGCGATTTTATCCGTTAATGCAGTACCAGCTTTATCTGCAAACATTGAAGTTCCTCCTTGAGCAACAGTTTTACTTACACCACCACCTAATTTAGATATAAATGCACCAGCTTTAGTAGCACCTCCCAACTCACCTAAACCTTTAGTTCCTGCTTTACCAAATAAACCACCACCCATTTTTGTAGCAGCACTCGCTGTCTTTGCAGAACCTCCCATTGCTCCCGATAATGCAGAACCAACTTTTGTTGCTCCACCTCCCGCACCTGCTCCTTGCATACCAACACCAATAGCATTAGCCCCACCAAGAGCCATAAATGCTTCTGCACCTAATTTTAAATCACCAACAGCAGCACCCATTTCATCTTTAGTCTGTCCTTTTATAACCTCGCTGGCAGAAGATCCTGAACTTAAATTTCTGCCCGCTAAATTTGTAGCAAGACCCATTCCTGGAACAAAACTTAATGCTTTATTAAAGTTAGTTTTCTTTCCTGTTCGCTTAAATAATGGGGCCATAGCAGCAGCCTTCCAACCAGTCTGTGCTTTAAATCTACTATGTTGGTCTTGTTGCTCTAATTCTTGTGTGCTTGAAAATACTGCCATAATTAAAATCTTTTTGACGGTCTAAAATAAGTTACTAAGTTAGTAATTCTGTCATTATAATCTATTAAAAAACTTCTTGAGTTCTTAAACTCAAGAGTTAATGAAAGATGTTTACCCCTCATTCTATCGTCTTGAGTTTCCGATCTTAAAGGAACTCTTAATATATCTTCTAAATATTTCTTTCTACTATCAGTAGCCATATCCATAAAATAAAAATGAGTTTCTGTTAACATTAATATCTTATCAAGTTTAATGTTACCATCTTCATTACAATTTATTCTTAAAGAATCAAACGCTTTAGAAATCATTGGAGACTCATTCACTGAAACAGTTACGTATGATTTAGTTGAAAATGAAATGAAATTTGATTTCAATCCCATATCGTGAATTTGAATCTGATTAGCTAACTCATACTCTCCTTTAGAATCTTGAGAAGTAACAACAAACTTAGTTCCAATATAATGAGTTGGAGAATAAGAATGATAAGATACAAACCAATCCCCATATTCATTATATGTAAGACTTGATTTATGAGGAGTTGTTTCATCAATATCTACTTCCTCATATAGCCACGCATCGTTAAGTCCATGTCTATAAATTTTATAGTATGTTTTTGCTTGTGCTGTAAATAATAATATTTTATTATTATCCTTATCTATATTGTAAACCTTACAAGAAGTTTGAACAGAATCAGGCTTAATAAATAAATACATTATTGTATTCTCATTAACACCAGCATCTACATTACCCATTGGTAATTCAATACCACCACCCGATAAAGGAATAGAAATAATAGCAGTTTGATTTTGCTCTACAATTAACGGATCATAAGTTTTTCCAAATCTACTTCTTGAAATTATAGTAGACAATTGAGAACCAAGAAGATAAATTGTTCTATCTCTATTGAAAGTAAATATAGCTTCATTATTCCCATAATCAAAAACACCATGAATACCTCTATTTAATACTGGGTTATCATAGTTCTCATATAATGGTAATTCTTGTTCTAAAAACTGATGCTCTCCTTTAACATCGGATAAAGGATTTTGTCCATCTTGAGCAAACCTTATTATCTTACGTTTATTTACATCAATCCAATAAGCAGCTTTATCAGAGCTAAACAAACTCCATTGATGCTGATTACCAAATTCAGTAGATATATAATCTACGCCATCTAATTTATCACCCACACCAGTACTTAAAGTTCCCCCTTGTTGTGATTCAATTAATGCTCTATCAGAAGCTCTTAATCTTCCAAAGGCTGAAACTTGCCAAGAGTATATTTGATTGAAGATATATAAGGAACTTGTAATCTCCCCATAAACTCCATTTAAATCTCTAAAATCATTTACCTGAAATGTTCTCCAAGTATCGATAGTATCTCCGTATAATTTAGTAGGACTATATCTCCAACGAACAGGAAATATATCATTAGCTAAAAAGTTAACAGGCTTAGGATTAAAGAATACAATTATTTCTGCAAAATTTAAAACACCATTAATATTAAACTCTTCAAATACTCCCTCATTTACACCATCTACTTCATCCGCACTATAAACCCCCCATTTAGAGCCGGGATAACTTGTTCCACCACCCCTTGTATCTCCATCACGAGCCATAACATTAGCCCATACCAACATTTTATCTGTTCCATTTCCACCTTCACTTCCAGCAAATCTTAATGTATGATTAAATTCATTTTCCCAAGGCCAAATACGACCATCAGAATAATCATCAGATTTAAGGTCTTTAGAATAAGGGTACATTCTCATTTGAGAAACATAATCTAAAAAACAATCTCCCCCATATATTTCTATATCATTAAATTTATCATCAAGGGGCATACCTTGAGCATCAAATGTAGGGTTGTTAACGGGTTGAAAATGACCCATTCCATAAAATATAGTCTGCTCTAAAGAACTTAAAGTCAATCCACCATAAGGAGAAACATTAGGTCTTACCCAATTAAAAAGTAAATGCCCCATAAATGCTACACCAATTGAATTGTATGCTCCACCTGGATAACCACTATCTTCTCTATTACCATTCTTAAACATAGCTTGAGAGCAATAGGTTGAAGGATCAGATAATGGTTGACCTACAAAGTTTCCATGCTGAAGATATAAGGATTCAAAAGCACCATGAGCTCTACGAGTTTGATTATTACTTCCCTCTCTTGCACTTACATCATTATTTAGTCTGGTACCTGTTCCTCCCCAATCTTCTATAAATCCTCTTGGATTTAATAATGCTGTAGTAACAACACCATCCATATATGATTCATATCGAGGCCAAGGGTTGTCTGATTGTCCATTGTAATGCCAAGTATTCCAAGTATTATATTGTCTTCCATACCACATGTATGAAGCAGTAGCTTTGTACAAAATTGGAGACCCACCACCATTATTATATGTATCCCAAGCACATCCAATTATCTTTACTTGATCTTCACTGTTTAATGAAGGTAAAGATGATGTTCCAAAATTTAACGCAGGAGCATACAATACAGAACCATTAGGTCTAATATAAAATCTATTTTCTAAATTATTTCCATCATGATTATAAGCTAAGAATAAATCCAATTGCATTTGATTACCATTTCCTATGGTAGTATTATTAGGAGCAGACCCTTGAGTGAAATCATAAAAGTTTTGATTTGTTGAAGGTAAAGGAAGTGTTACTGGTCCATCTTCATTATCAGTAGTTCCCACACAAGGCATAATTGCTCCTTGTAGTAAAATTGTTTTATCTCTTGAGGCTCTAACAATCTTGAATCCACTAATTAGATGTTTAATACTTGTAATATCTATACCACCAATTTTAATTCCCATTACTCTTAAATGGCAAACTGCTCTATCTCCAGCAATTTCCCCACTATAATCTTGACCTACATCTCCAACTAAAACTTTTGGACTTCTAAATCCTTGATAATTATAGTTATTTGTTGGCCATGCATCAGCTATTTCATTAGGACCACTTACGTAAGACTGGATAGTTCCATCTTCTCTTACTCTATCCCACTTAAATTCACTTGCTGTTTGATTAGGAAATTGTAAATCACCTAAATGAAATGCAAAAGATTCAAATCCAAGTAAATCGAAAAATACAATAGCAAGTCTATATGTTTCTGCTCTAAAAAATCCGGGCATTAAATGATCTATTTGAGTACCCTTGTAATTAACATAATCATTTACAATTTGATAATCTTCCACACCACCTACGGCACTATGCTGTTGTAATTGAGTTATTCCAGTCTTAGGATATTGATGTGTTATTGGAGAAGTAAGAGCTCCATTTGGTTGACCTTCATCAGAACGCATATCCTTATACATAGGACGTATTGTTAAATTTTCAAGGATAGGCTCTAAATCAAACTCTTGTAAAATATTTTCTTTAATGTTTCCGTAGTATAATGAAGCATCTTTAATATTAAGTGTTTTAGCGCCAACCATTCCACTAAATGTATCAGCTATTTCAGAAGGCAATAAAGGTTCTCCAACATTTCCTACGTGATCATAAAACTGAACATCGCCACCAACACCCTTGATAATATCTGCTTGAAGAAATACTTTAGCTTCTGTCACTACAGAATTTGTTTGAGAATATGCATAAGCAATTCTTATCCTATCATATCGTTGGTCAATTCCTTTTACTTGAATTTGATTACCCTTACTTGTTGAAACCCCAACAGAACTAAATTGATATTGATGCCAATTATCATTACTTACTTGAGCATTAACAACAACAACTCTACGAGAAATAGGGTACCAAGGAGTGTTATACCCTTCCTTTGTACCTAAACTATAAGTATATTGATATATCCCAGCAAGCAATCCACCACCTACATTTTTAACATACTTAATCATTCCCATTCTAAAATTGGTTTGACTATTCATTGAAAATACAGATGGAGAAGCTATTGAATACGCAACTACATCAGATTCATTTCCATTAGGAGTAGCGAGATTTCCGTCAAAACTCATTGTAAATGTTCTTGGTCTATTGCTATCAATAGCAATCCCATCAACCCAATAACATCTTATTATCTTAGGGTTTTCATAAAGAAAACGAGCTTCAATTTGATTCTTATAAAGTAAGTCAAACTTATCTCCATTAGGATCATTTGCATCATTAAACAAAGTTTTATATTGTCCAATACCAGATTCATTAATTGAGAAGATTCCAATTTCAGTATTAGATAATAAAGGATTTGGATCTTCAAAAGTGGACCAAATAATTCTAATATTATCATTACCTGTATTCCCTAATATTTTATATTGACGGACATCCAAGCCGTTATTAGGAGATAAAACAAAAGAAGTCTTAGTTCCATTCTCAGTTACCCAAGAATAAGTACCATCCTTATTAAACATTATACGTCCATTCATAGAATCTCTATAAGTAGACTTATCAGTATTTAGAATGTCTGTATCACCAGTCATTCCACCACCAAAAATATTCATTGACGAATTTCCTTGACTCATATTTAAAAGATTTCAGGACTTGGTAATGGCACCAATTGCATCCATAGATTAGCTAAGTATTTTAATTCTTCTGCATTAGGTAATTCATCATCACCTCTTGCTTGTCCACATAAATCAAACCATCTTGTTTCAGCAGTCTTATGAATATATTGAGCAACTTTACCATTATAAAATCCTACACTTAAATACATAAACATTAGATATGCAGTTATAGCATCTTCGTGAGTTTCAGATATTAGAGGCCATCCTTCTTTATCTAATTCTATACCCATATAAGAAATACCTATCTTGGTATTGTCTAAGGCATTAAAATTAATACATCCATTATCTACCGAGAATACAGAAGCAGAATTGTTACTGTAATCATATCCGTAAGAACTAAGAGAATCTAACCCTCCACTTCCTCCATCAGACAATAAGCCCGTATTCAACTCCGCAACAGCTCCATTAGCTAAATTCTTAGAATGTAGTATTGGATTTGTATTGGTATTATTTAAATCAACAGTATTCTTTTTAGAAGGAACTCTTGCTTGATAAACAGATTGAGCTACAAAACCCGTAACACTATCAGTAAATAAAGCAACATTAAATCCAAAATCAGGACTATCCCCAGTTATAAATAAAGTTCCATTACCCGAAGTAGCAGTATAACCAATATTTCCAATAGCATTAATTTGTGTTGCAAGAGCTAAAGCAATTGTAGTTAGCGTATCGCCTCCTTGAACAAGATAATTAAATGTATTTGAATTAATTGAACCACAATTATTTATAGTAACAGTTACAGTTATTAAATCTCCAATAGCAAAAACACCCGTAAATGATACTAAAATAACTAACGGTACACCTGGAACATTTGTAATTTTCTGTCCACCAATAAAATTAGACGGATCTACTGCAGGATTTTTAAATCCTTTATTAAATAATCTAAATGAGCGCTCAGTTGTATTGATAATCTTATTACCAATTTTGATAGCTTCTAAATAAGCAAAATTTGGAGGAAGAGATGCTTTACGATTTCTAATTGTCAATTCACACTCTTGATGCCTATAAGATGAAGTAGAACCTATCTTGCTTTCTCCTTCACAAGCCCAACGAGAAAAATCATCTTTTATATTATTAGTAACCTTTAAACCAAGATTACCGATAACATTACCTATTACCCGATTTAATGAAATTTTATTTTTAGTATTACCCATAACTTATTTTATATGTTGTATATAATCAGTTGAAGCATTCCTTCCATATCCATCTAAAGTATAATCAAGATAATCGTAACCATCTTCAACTAACTTCATGTATGCTCTTTTATATTTTATATTAATATTAAATCGATACTGTCTTAATTTTTTAGGAGCATCCCAGAAAACAAAATACCAGTAACCAGATTTAGTTTTAATTTTAACTTTTTTTCTTATAACCTTCCCTAATTCATCTTTATAAAAAGATATTCTAAATGGATTGTATCTAATGCACTGTGCCTTAACTACATTTAATATTCCAAATTTATTTAATAATGGAACACTAACCCCTTTAATCAATACCTCAAAAGCAATGATAAAATACATTCTAACAACCATCGCAAATACCCTATAACTTATTTCTTTACTTTTTATAACACCTTTTGGAAATTTATTTAGCTCTAAAGTAATATCCTCTTGACATTCTTCATACACTCCGTAAAGAGTATACCTACCATGGTTATCCAATTTTCGCATTATCTAATCTTCCATTATTTAATTCATCATTAACAGCCTGAGCAGTCCAATTCAATTCATTCCTTAATATCTTAGTCAATGTATATTCATACAATCGAGCAGGCATTGGATAATCATCTACTGCTGGGTCAAAACATCTTGGCTCACAACCTTCTGTAGAATAACCAACAACTTCTTGAGGTTGCTCAAATACTCCACGAACATTTATATACTGCATATCAATATCATCTCCTACTAAGATAACATATAAATTTTGTCCAATAAGAAAACAACGATTAGATAATTTACCAAATCGAGTAGCTGCCTTATAATTAGCAGTGTCGGGAAAATTCACAACGAAAGGAGATTGTTTATTAATCTTTCCAACATAAGATAATGCTCTTAGGTCAGGAAAATCAACCAATTTAGGTAGGACCACCTTTTTAATTTTACAACCCCATTCAACATCAGGACATTCACTATCTGCTTTATCTACTTCAACTAATGGAATAACACCTAAGTCTTGAACTAACTGAGGGTCAATATCCTTTCCATAATCTGTAATTTCAAAGATACCAGAAGCTCTATATCCATTTATCCAAAAACGAACTTGCTTGATGTTTAATCTTTCATCATCAGAATCGCCTTGCCCTCCACGAGCAATGTTTCTAATATTAAATGCATATTGGTCTAATGTTGGCATAGTGTAAAATTAAAAAAAGGTGATGGCTTTGGACCACCACCTTTGAAATAAATAATATTTAATTAGTTACGGTATTAACGCAGCCAATGCAGCAGCTTGAGCCACTGTTCCATACCAATAGATTTCACTTGCAGTTACACCAGCAGAATCAATGAATGGTATTGCCACTTCGTGGTGAAATACAATTCTTAATGTAGTGTAATTAGCAGCAGTAATATCTCCAGCAGGAATACCTTTGTCTACTAAATCAGATGGCTGACCTTCTGAAATTACAGTTGCAGTAGGAACACTTACAATAGTACCAGCAGCACTATCAGTAAAAGTATAAGCAACTAAACCTCTTTTATCATCATCAAACTGAGTAACAGTCATTACACCCGCAATATTAGATACTGAAGCATAAGGAGAATTTAATGGATTGTTTACATCCGCTAAAATCATCGCAGTAAATGCATTAGCTATATCTGTTACAGTTGCTAAACCTGCTTGTACTGTATGTGAATATTTCTTTCTAAATAATTGACGAGAAGTCAAATTAGAAGTAATAGTCAAAGATACATTATCTCCTACAGCGTAAGCATTAGCAAACGTTACTGTTAAATACCCAGCAACACCTACTACCTGAGCGATAGAGATTTTACTTTTTAATTCTGATTGATCAACAGAAAACTTTTCAGTTACGTTGATTTTTCCAGCAGTTAAAGCCGGAAGATTACCTACTCCATTTAATAGAGCGATAACGGCACGTCCATTTCTTGACATAATTTTTTATTTTTAAGTTAAAACTATTGTTAATTAAAAGCCCATACGATTTCTCGTTCTTACAGGTCTATGGAATACAGGCTTTTCAGAGCTAACTGCCTCTTCCACTTCTTCTACATTTCCCTCAACTTGTTCAATAGGAGCTTCACTTTCTAATTGAGTGGCTACTTCTTCATTAACAGTATCAGTAGATTCATCAGTAGTTGTTTCTTCAATTGCTACGGTTTCTGTTACTTCTGGTTGAGCCTTTGTCGCTTCTATCTCAGATTTTTGAACCTTTAGCATTTCTTTAACAATAACATCTTTCTTTAACTTCATGTCAATTCCAGAACTTAAATCAATAGTAGCCAATTCTTTTTTAGTAAAGGCCATTAATTGTATTTTGTTATAAGTTACTTTTTCCATTGTAATATTTTTTTAATTTTCTTGATTTATTTCGCTTTGTTGCATTTGATAATTTAACTGTTGTTCAGTATTAGCCATCATCATCCTTACTGCAATATTAACAATTTCATCATGAGTAAATATAGGCATATTTGAATCAATATTGTTAGCAGGATTATTAATATCTCTAAATACAGTTCTTGGTATTTGAAGATATTTTAATACATATGATAACGGAGTTGTATCTGACAAGATTAATGCTACATCATTAGTGCCATCATTCTCCTCAGTATATAACGGATTATCATCTGCAGGTTTATTAAACGGATCCTTTTGAATTTCAGCCTCATCATCAATTTGAAGCGGAGAAATCTTTTCTACCGAAGTACCATTACCACAAGGCTTATTAAACACACCACTTAAACTTAATGTAAACATAAAGTCTTTTATAGTGGAATAATTAACTGTTGAGGTATTTACTCCTGTAGATTTTCTAACTAAAGGTAATAGCTCCTTACGAGTACGCTCATCTTGTTCAAAAAACTTATATCGAGTTTCAGCATATTCATGATGAGCTCTATTTAAAAACTTATCCTTCTCTGTACTACTGTACCAAGGAGAATTAGCTTTGTCTAAAAGCAAATCACATTCATCTTGCATTTCGATTATAGTCATTTTACTTTAATGTTTTACGCATTGATGGAACTAAATCATCGTTGTCTTTAAGCCAATCTACTGCTTGTTCAAAAGTCGCACCCATCAGTTGCCCTTGGTAAGTATATCTACCATGTTTAACCTCAAACATACCTGACTCTATTCCTTTTCGTATAAGAACTTTAAGTTCACGTAAATCGTCATTCCATTCGTTTAGAACTAATCCCGGATTAGTTTCGGCAACATCATAAATACTACGTTTTATAACTTTGTCAGAACTACCAGGTTTAACTTTAATTAAAAGCACTCTTGCAAAATTCTTCAATTCATCTCCCTCAAGAGCTTGAATAACAGTCATTGCTTTCGCTTCATTATCTTTTAATGCAACATAAGCATCTGCATCAGATTCGTGGTTAACAATTACAAGTACTGGTCTTGGACCATTAATATAAAGGGGATGAAGTCTTACCTGTTCATAGGTAAGCCTATCATCCAATTCCTTCATATCTAAATATACTGTTCGAGAAAATTTCTTAACCCTTTCGTTTCCGTATTGGTCAACGAAAGGTCGATATCTTCCTTTGGCATCTGTATAACCACGAACTGTAATAGTACCTGTCCTTTTAGGGTCTTTTAAACGAATTTCGACATTCCCTTCAGGGGGTGCCTCACCGCATAATTCCTTAATCCTTGCCTTAGTAACAGGCTCTTTAACATTTTCCATTTTTCTAAAATATAAGTATTATTAATAATTAATTAAGCAAATACTAATTGTCCACAAGAAAGTGGGTTTCTTACAATGATACCTGATTCACAAAGTATCTCACAAGTAAACGCATCTCTTGAGTTTGCAGCCTCCATTTGACCTTGGTTAAATGGATTTACCATTCCAGAGATATATTTAATAATCATACCTCTATCAATTCCTGCAGCACCTTTCACTTTTCTTTCGATATTAGAAACACCATCAGTTGTTCCCATATCTAAGAATACCATTCTGAAAGACTCTTTTGGGAAACCACTAACTGGGTCAATGTTGTTTCCATGTAAATTCGGATCATCGAATAAAGAGTTATGTACCAAAGTTAAACGAGAACCTAAAGCGTTGTAAGACGTAAAGTTTACACCAATTTCAGTTTCAGCTCCAACTTGAGCATCATACACTAAGTTACCCGCAGGGTAAACTAAGTCTTTCATTGCTTCGTGGAATGCAACTTTACCAGCAGTACCAGTAAATACCATCCAATGAGCATTTTGGTTTCCTGTGTTCAATTGTAATTGAGCTAAGAAATCAGTTAATCTTTTTTCAGTCAATTGACCGTTATAAGTATCAACGTTAGCAGCATCAATTTGTCTAAGAACACCATCACCTTTTACGATAGCCTTACCATCAGTTCCAATAACTGTAGAGTTACCATTCGCATCCATTGTAGAAGTTGAATACCAAGAATCAAGTTCTTTTTGGTAAAGAAACTCTTCTCTCATCAATTTCTCATCAGTAAAGAACCATACTCTTTGGCCATTGTTTTCAATCCAAGTAACATCAGTCAAGGCAGAACCAGTGATTGATTTAGATTTTCTTGCAATACCAATATGGTTAATGTACCAATCTGGGTAAACGTGATTTTCATAACCTCTATCAGACCCTTCAGGGAAAGCAGAACCAACAGTGTTAGCTGTTAAACCAGCAACAATTGCACCTGCAGTAATTACAGCAAGAGGATCATTAGTTTGTAAGATGAAAGAGAAAGTATAACCACCAACAGAAGGAGCAGGCTCACCCATTACAATCGCTTGTGACTCATCAGCAAATCTAACCACATCATTAGGGTTAAAATAGTTTTCTTCAAATTCAACAGTAAATGTAGAGTTACCTACACCTGTTCCAGTAAGAACACCAGTACAAGTAGAAGGTCTGTTCAATCTTCCTAAGATTGGCCATCTAAATGCATTTTCTCCGATTAATTCTTCTTTCGCAAATCTACTTGTTCCGTCAAGGAAATAGTTAAGCGAGTATTGAGGATATTGTCTAATTAATGTTTTAGCAATTTCCGGATACTTTAATAAGTTTGTTACTAAAGCATTTGATTCTTGGGTTTCTTTCCCGTATGTTCCACTATGAAATTTCATTTGTTAAAGGTTTTAGTTATTAATTTTTAGTTTTAATTTGACCAAAGGTAAAAGCTTTAGGATCGAATGAATCCGTTTCCACATCTTTAAATCTTTGTGTCTTAATAACTTCCGGCTCACCTATATCATCTAAGATTGCCTGTTTTCCCTGTTGTAAACTTTTATTTGAAATTGCCTTAATGATTGTGTCTTTATTTTTCACAAACCAAGCAGCTTCAGATAAACTTGCATCATCTTTAAATACATCCTCCATGAATTTTCCACTTGAGATATATTTTAAATGTCCTTGTTGAACTTTTGCTAAGCTTTCTTTGTCTTTAGCTATAGATAAACCAAACATTGTTTCAGTTTTACTAATATGTTCCCCAAGTTTTCTAACACTTTCATCGTGTTCCTTCTGTTGCATTGCATCAGCTTCGACAGTAGATTGTGTTATTTTATTTTGTTCAGATACTATGGCATTGTCAATAGTATTCCGAATTTTTTTTGCTTCTATTTCGAGCATTCCATTGTCGATATACTTATCAACTGCATCGGTTAATTCTTCTCCAGTAAACCCTTGCTTCTCTAAACTAAGTCTAACAAGCTCCTCGCTATCCTTATTCTTTAAATTAGTAAGTTTAGTTACTGTTTCATTTGTTGCACCGCTACCAGAACTTGCTCTTAACTTATTATTTTCTTCTTCAACATTTATTAGATGTTGTTTTAATTCATCAACTGTTTCAAACTTTAAGCCTAACTCATCAGCTACCGCTTTAAATCCATCTGTAGATGGTATAATAGGAACCTCTTCAACTACACTATCAACTACAGCTTCTTTTTCTTTCTCAACATTTACATCTTCTTCATCATAAGAAGCCCAATCCAATATATCTTCATTAGGATTATCATCTTCATCTTCAACAACAACATCTTCCTTCTTAACTGGAACTGATGTATCTGAAAAAGCATTTACATCAAACTCATCCTTTTTATCATCTACTAACGCTTCTTCTACTTCTGGTATAATTTCTATCTCTTTATCTACTACTTGAGCCGCCTCTGCGTTCTCACTTGTAATTATTTCATTTTCTTCAGCCATATCTTTTTCTTTAGTTTATACAAATATATAATTTTTTCTATTAATCTTCAACTTCTTGTTCTTCACCAGATTCAGATAACATTAATTGGTCCAACTCAGCATTTCTATTTTCTTCTTGCATATTTTCCTTATGCTCTAATTCATTATTATGTAATTGACTCTTACCACTAAGTTCCATTTCTTTTAATTGAATATCAGTTTGTGATTTAAGTTTCTGAACTTCAAGAGGCATTGTAATTTTCTCTTCATTAATTCTATTAGCTTCTTCTTGAGCAGCGACAGTTCTTTCCTCCATACTTGCTTGTTGATCTCTAACAGCTTGAAGTCCATCCGTTAAAATAGACTCAACCTCACTTGAACCTTCTGCATTAACAGCTTTAATAATAGCTAATGGATCAACATTTCCAGAAGATGAAAATCTTTCGAGTAACCCCATCATCTCTTGTTTACGCTGTACTTCTTTTCCACTATTCTCTATAAATATTCCATACTCTTCTAAACCAACAGACTTGTCAATCTTAAAAGTCTGCATACCCATATCTCCAAAGATATTAGCCATACGACCTTCTTTACCCCAAGCAGGCTTCATTAATGCAGCAAGACCTTGAAGCACATCCCCTACTAAACGATAATGTATATCAAATAAAGGAGCAGTAATTAAAGTAGATTGCATTACATTTCTTTCTGTAACACCAACTAAATCTCCACTCTTTTGAACACCAGCACGAGAAGCGCTAATACCTGTTAATCTATCAGCAGTATCTTCAAGCATTGCTTTAAGATTAATCATCTGAGCAACAGATTGACTAAGAGTAAAATCTACTTGTTGGAATTGATTAAACCCATTGGGTAGCATTCCTTCCGCTTTATTATTAATCAATATTAAACCACTATTCTTAGCGTGGTAAAACACATCTTTTAATGAAATATTTTTAGGTTTTTGAGATACATCATACACAATAGATTTACCACCAGAACGAGCCATAGCTAATTCTATTTGATACATTACTATATTTAATAATATCTGAACATTTTTTAATGAATCTACTACTGATAATGTTTGACCATTAAGATTTCCCTTGATAGCTCCAAAGAAATCCATACTTGTGTTGGCATAATTTTCTTCGTATCTGATTTGATTAGGTTTCTTTCCCCAATTAAGCATCATATCGTGTCCAACCAAAATACCTTGACGAACTTCTGTAATTGGTTTAGATATTATTTCTTCACCAGCCTTAGCCTTATAAGTATCTTTTACTTTCTTTAAGTAAGGAGTAGTTTCATCAAATTCATTTGGAGAAACTTTATGTTTAAGCATTCTAATACTTTTCCACTGAAAGTCTAAAACACGAATCTTTAAGTCTGTACCATTTGTATTAGTATAAGCATCTAAAGAAAGTGTATCACTTGAATCATTAGCAGAACTATTGTTTTGTAATTTCTCAAGGAAATATACTTGTTCTTTAGATAAGTCTACACCATACCTATCCATTATTTCATTTACTGTGTACCAATTTTCAGTACCAGCATACTTAGAATCAACAAGACTTTCTTTTTGCTGACCTAAATCATAAATCATACATCGAGGGTCTATTCTTTCAACAAACGGATCCCCTTGTTTGATGTATATTCGATAAAATTCTTTTCCTGTAATTGCTAAATCATAGAAACCTCTTTTGAATGTTTGCTTTAAATCCCAACGCTGAATACAGAACACCAATCCAACATGCACCATTTCTTCAATAGCATTTCTAAATTTAAGTTTTTGGTATCTTGCTACATCTTCAGGAACTTCTTGCCCTACATTTTCATCTGGAATTGGCATTCCTAATGCTTGTTCAATTTCTCTACGTATAGGTCTTAATACCACCTCAGCAGCTAAGGTTATTTTTTCTTCATTCTTCTTCCTTACGGCATTTCTATTGACAACACTTACAGTAAACTGTAAAGGTTGACTAATTAACTCTCCAGCTAATAAATCTAATTTTGTCATTATCATTGGATAGTTAACAAATCGAGCAGGAGAAGTTAGCCCATACATATTTGTAACATACTCAAATTGTTTATGGTCAAACTCACCATTAGCTATTAAATAATTCTCGTGGTCTTTTTTCCTTGAATCAATAAAGCTCTGGTAGCCTTTATGATAAGACATGATGGCTAAGATGTTATCTCTGTGCCAATCTTCTGTTTTGTCTTTATCAGGAATATTCTGTTGAGGAAAATCCATACGTATTATAAGTATCTATTCAGTATCAAAATTGTAATCAAAAGTAGGGTTTCTTTTCGTATTATCAAAAATATTTTTATTTGTCGTATTAATCGTTATGACACCTCCATCATTATTTCGTTGAAACTCGGGCAATCCCTCCATTCTTTCTATCTTTTCATCGTCAGCCTTATCGTAAATCTTTTTAGTCGCATCCATATCATGAATCAGCGCCATACCAAATGCCATCACCCTATCCGTATTCTTTACGCCATAAACGGATAACTCATTCAATAGTTTCAAAAAGTATATATCTTCCCAATGTTTTTTAACGTATTCATCAACAAGCTCTGTTAATAATTTCTTTTGAAAAGACTTCATATGAATACCATATCTATTTGTCGCTTGTGTCCAAGGACTATCAGCAGAACGTGGTCTTTCTTTTAAATACCTTGTCATTTTGTGTTGCTGAAAGTATTTAAGGAATCCATCATCGTTATATTCAACTAATATCTGAGAATCATAAAAGATAGCCAACTTCAAACAGTTCTCATAGAACTTCTCTTTAGAGTATGGTCTATCAGTATAAAAAGCAACTGGTAATTCTCCAATGGTATTCTGAGAAATAAATCTACGATACACACACATAGAGCCAAGTGACCTATCTTTTTGGTCTGATGCTTTCTTCTTCATTTCTTCCAAATCATCATCAATATGATATGGATCTACCGCAGATAAATGCGCATTCTTAATTCCAACAAGAGGTTGTTCTACAATTTCAAATGGAAACAATTCATTGTTATGGTCTTTCTCGTCAACAGAGCCATCATCCAACACAAACTCAGGCATACCACCAAATATTTCCTTACCCTCTTTAGTCTTAGGCCAATCTAAATTTCCTTTCTGTACTCTTTGAAAATTAGGATTAGTATTGATGTTGGATATTTGTTTATTAATCTTCTCTAAATCAAATGGAGTTTTACCCGACTTAAAGAAAGCGTGTTCTACTTCCAAAGGGTTTTCCTGTAAGTAGGAATAGTAAGATTGTAAATCTCCCGTAGCTTTACGTTTTTCTGCCTCAGCCTTAATAAACTTATCAGCTCCAGCTACATCAGATATTCCCGTACTCATATCAAAGAAACTACCAAATACTTTAGATGCTTTAATGAATACTGGCTTTAGATTAAAGTTAGCAGCATTATAATACATATCCATATAATCATCAGACTCAACCTCCATAGCATTAGAAGTTCCACCAATGATTGGTGTACCAAAATAAACATCACCTTCTTTAAAACAATCCTCAGAAGATTGATATGAACGCTTCAATTTAAGAAACTCTCCTGCCTCCTCGAATACCATATAATTTTGAGATACACCCCTAAACGCATTAGGCTTCTCCATTACTCTGAAATGAATTATTGACTTCATTCCCTTTTCTATCCAAATACCATCCTCTTTCTCCTTATAGCCAGACATAAAGATTTCTTCATTATTATGAAGTATCTTATTCCTTAGTTGAGGTGGTAACTCATTGTAAGAGAGTAGCATTTTCTTTCTAAAATCCTGAACATAATCTTCACGTTGAGCACCTAATCCATTTTCAGAATGAGAATGACAAGTCCATTCGTGTAACAAAATATTTGCATTCATAAAGGAGAATCCCTTACGTCTTGCTTTTAATACAATAATACCATACCCACCTTTATTATCCTTACCATCACCATATTTAGCCCAATGTACTTCTTGATAGTACTCGTGATCTTGGTCACGATAAATTGGAGCAATCATAGATTTACGTCTTGCACCAGGAGTTAATCCATGTATTTTCGAGAAATTTAAATAGAAATAGTAGTTGCCCGGAATCCAAGAACCACCTGTTGGTTTATAGCCTTCGTTTAATCTTCGCTTTTGTTCTTTCCAAAACGTAAAATATTCAGACGTATTTTTTCTTAACTTATTATAATCCTTTAAATTCTTATCGAAAATAACAGGAGAATATTTCTTAGCCTCTATCATTACTTACCTATGAGTTGATCTTCTTCAAAGATACTAAAGTCTTCGGTACCCGTTCCCTTTATAACTACTTCTGATTGTTGATCTTTAAGTATTAGGTCCTTAATCTTATCTCTCGATATAGCAGCTTTTCCCATCTGGTCTTGCATCTTACTCATTTCTTCAAGGTTTTTCTCTGTAGGAGTCATTTCTTTATAAACCTTATTCATCTTATACATTTGCTCACCCATCGTATTGTATTGGTCAATCAACGGGTCGTATTGTAATTTAAGATATTCCTCAACAGCCTCTCCAACAAGTTTGTCACTAACTCTTGTTGCCTTATCCTTACTATAAATAGAATAAGCTACTCTGCTCATTCTTTCTTCCTCAGGCAATCTACGGAAAGGAGATTTGTAATCATACATACCTACTATGTATTTTACCATATTACTACCTAAGTATTTATCCTTATAAACTTCCCACATCTTAGGCATCAACGCTATTGAGTTGTCGAGTAAAAACACGTTCCCATCAGTATCGATATTTATAAGTTCATTATACATTAATACGTAAATTTTGATTTACCTTTTCGGCTTACCGGCTTCATCGTACCCTTTCCTTTGCTTGGGTTCTTTTTTGCTTTTGGTCTTCTTGCTGCTCTATTTTCTTCTTCTGCAGCTATAGCGAATGCCATTTTTTGATTATTATTCATTTTAATTATAAATTAGTTTGTTAATTATTTTATCCACATAAAATTCAAATCGTTTTCTACGTTCTTTGTCTTCTTCAAGTAAAAACAAATATAAGGCTTGTAATCGAATTGTACCAATTCTTTTTCTGTTACAAGCAAACCAATTTACATCATTCTTTGGTCGGTAAACGGTCAATCCATCCACACTTAACAAATCATTTCCTAATCTAATTACCATAATCATTCTTTTTCATTATTAATAAATCTTGGATTGTAATAATACTCTAAGGAGTCTTTACTATCAGCAATAATTTCTTTATTGATTAATTCATTTAACGCATTATAAACAGATTTGTTCTGTTTAAAACCACACAAACCTTTAGCCATAGCAAAATCAAATACAATATAGCCTTTAGTTCTAAAGGAGTATTCTCTTATAAATAAGTACAACTTCATTGCTGTCTTACTTAATTCTGATATTGTTATTGTTTCTTCCATTCCTAATCTTAATCCAACCTCATCTTTAAACGGATTTTCTTTATAATGTTTGTGAAGCCTCATAAGACAAATGTAGACATTTATTTTAATAAGTGTATTAAAAGTACACTTATTTTGCTATATTTGCTCTATCGAATTAAAAAGAATATATAAGGAAGGGTATAAGCCGGGTATTTATCTTGTAGATTGTACTATTGTTTATTACGCAAAGAAAGATGAAGCTAAATATATCCGATCTACTCGTCCTCAGAAAATAAAAATAATTAAGGAAGCTCGGGTAAAGTCTACGGTAATGGTTTTAAATGATGAGAATCTTCATCCAACAGAAAGAATGCACGAAAAAGATGTTATACGTTTATGGCGTAGTAGTTCGATAAAAGGAAAGCGAGAAGATTTTTTTGTAAAGATAACTAACATACAAATACTTAGCGCTCATGGTAAAGTAAACTATAATTTTGATGAAACTAAAGATTAATGATAGAAGTTCAAAGTAGATTATTAATATTAATAATCATGTTCACAATACTGTCAATAGAAATACATTGGTTCTTAATAGTGTCAATGGTAATAATAATTATCTCAATATCATTGGGATATAATAAAAACGATAATTGGTAAATTATGATAAGTGATAAAACTTTAAAAGATTTAGGATTTCGGAAAGATAAAAACTACAGAAAAAAAACCAATGGTATATCATCATATAGTTGGTTTTGGGCTCAGATGGAAGTTTTCACAATAGAAAAACATCATTGTGGAGCATACGGTGAAGGTGAAGATTTTTATCCAACACTAAGAGTTCATTGTATGATTGTGGTTATTGATAATATCGAAAAACTAAATAATGTGATAAAATTATTTGGATTAACAGAAAAAGAATTTAACGCTTTACAAGAGCGAGAACAAAAACAAATAGATATATGCTTATGAAATGGATAGATGTAGAATTTGAATTACCGGAACCAGGTGTAACCGTATGGGTTACAGGTGATGGTTTCTTTAATGGATATGAATCAAGTGTTCAACGTTGGGAAAGATGTATAGACCCAGCACATACCGACCACCCCCCTCATTGGTTTGCTACAAGAGAAATGGAACCTTATGAAGACTTTAAAATTACACACTGGATGCCAATACCTAAAGCACCAAAAAAGAAAAAGACCATTAAGGTCGAAGCCAAGTAACCAATAAAAATTTATATAGAATGAGTGAAAATAAAATTGCTGCAACAATGATACAGCACATAGGAACTAAATTAGTAAAACGTTCAGCTGAACCAATGACTAAAGCTGAATACAATGAATATCGTGGGTGGTCCATGCCAGAATCAGAAGATCCTTCTGAACTTGTATATTTAGTAGAATATGAAGCAGACGAAAGAAACAAACCAAACCATGATGACCATGCTGGATATATTTCAATGTCTCCTAAATATGTATTTGATGAATCGTATAGACAGTCAGGAAATTTAACTTTTGGCATGGCTATAGCAGAAGCAAAGAAAGGAAAGAAAATTGCTCGTAGTGGATGGAATGGTAAAAATATGTATGCTGTAATAATGCCTGGCTACCCAGAAGGTGTTGAGGTTAATGAGGCAACTCAAAAAGCTCACGATATTCCTCAAGGAACTAAATTAGTTTATAGACCATACTTCCAATTATATACAGCTCAAAGTGATGTAGCTATGTGGGCTCCAAGTGGTTCAGATGCTTTAGCTGAAGATTGGATAATATTAGAATAAAGAAACGATGTAGTTAATAATAAATTCAAATTTTAACTAACAAAAAAGCCCCAATCGAAAGAAAGGGGCTTTTTTATAATAACATATAAAAAAACCCCACCATTTCTGATGAGGTTTTTTATGTAGCGGGAGATGGACTCGAACCATCGACCTTGGAGTTATGAGCCCCACGAGCTAACCAACTGCTCTATCCCACGATATGTCTTCTTTCATTGGCTGCGAACTTTCCTGTCATTTCGATACCCGGAATTGGGTACCACCAATTTGCCTTTATAATTTTCTATAGAATCCAATCTTAATTGAATAGCCGATAGCTTAGTCGAGCAAGGTCTACAAAATTCCGTAACCTCTTTAGCTTTCAAGTTAAACATTGCATTGTAATCAGCATTGTAATTAAACATATCCAACTGAGCTTGCTGAATCTCAATCGTATTCCAACTATCTAATTCTTTTTCTGCGTGACTATTCTGTTCAATAATAGATCCAACAAAGAAACTCAATACCATAAGCATTACAGTAACCACTCCAAAAAATATATCATTAGTCTTAGTCATTCAGCAAATGTAATAAAATATTTTAAATAAAAAACCCCCTACAGATATCAATCATATTAGGGAGTTTTAAAATCTACAGCATTACACTGTTAGAGTATCTTTTAGTTATAGTACATTCCTAACCTTTCCCTTACTACGTACAGTGTACTTCTTATTCTTAGTAGTCACAGAACCCTTAATCTTCTGCTGTCCACTCGGTTTAGTTTTCTGCTTTAAATTATATCCAGCACCAGTACTCTTCTTTTTAACCACACCACTCTTAGTAGTCTTAGTCGTTACTTTTGGTTTACCTACAGCCATATCTATTTCTTTTTAAGTTTCTTTCCTGTCATAATATTCTTGCCAGTAGCCTTACCATATCTCTTCGCAGTACTTGTAGCTTTAGCTAATCTCTTAGCACTCGGAGAATTAGGCTTATACCCTGTAGTTTTAGCAGCCGCAGTAAGATTAACTTTCGCATTACCAATCTCCTTCTTTAATACAGCCTTCTTATTCTTAGATGTTAAATACTTATTTGTTCCTGATGCCACCTTCTTCGCAGGAGTAGATGCTTTACTTTTTAATTGTTGCTTAGCCATATCTATTTGTTTTAAATTGAATACCAAATGTAATTATTATTTTATTAATAAACTATGAAGCATCCCATCACAATACATATCACACCAATCAGCATACGCAAAAACTTCCTCCCTATCATACATAACCCACTCGTGATAATAATAACCATACTCCGGTTCCGAACTACCCCTGGCCCATACCTTTACATAAAACAACCCCCCGTTCTCCTGAATGTCAATACCCCATATCAAATTATGCCACGTATTCATACAACCAAAGATAATAAAAAGATACAATCCACCCCATAGTCTTATACTTTCTTAAACAGTCTTAGAATAGTATCCGTTGCACTATATAATTAAAAGATTATTTTATTGATGGATGAGAAGAGAGAGAAGACTATCTACTATTAAACCCCATACCCCAATCAAAAAAGAAACATAGCCCCCTTAATTCTTAATTCATATTCAAAAATGAAACCAAAATCAATTCCTTTACTGCTATTCGTTCACATTTCATATCATTTAACTCTCTACCAAGAGGACAGGAGGACTATTTTTC